AAGAGTTATCGCTTCATAACGCACAGAACTTTCGGGCGCAACAATAGACGCTCCTGTGGAGAATAAGCCTTGCAGTAACTCGGTGTGGTAGCCGGGAGATACGGAGGTAAAACCAACAATGCGCTCCTGTCTTGATGTCGGAGAAATTCGGATATAACGAAAGTCGCTGGTTAGAGTAGCCGTAGGACAGATTGAAATATCTTCTTAATTTCAAATACAGTGAAAGTATTATTGAAAAAAGGAAATTCTGAACGAACGGTGAAATTTGCGGGTAGTCAGACTCGTGCAGGAGGTGGCGCTTCGGCGCTGGGGCAAGAAGTTAGAGGTCGCTCCTCGAAGCTCAGACTTGTCTTCCTGGTGGCGGAATAATGGAGAAAGGTAATGGAGGTAGGGCGAAGGCTCAGTGGTAAGTGTGATGGAGAGATTAAACTTTCCAAAATAACAAATAAAATCAATGTATGGGGTTGTAGCTCAGTTGGGAGAGCACCTGCCTTGCAAGCAGGAGGTCGGGAGTTCGATCCTCCCTAATTCCACCAATGTGCTGTGTTGACTATGTTGGCGTCTGTGTGGTTTAGTTCATCACTTTTACTGCTATTTCAGCCAAAAGTCTATCGGCTGCAGACGAGGTTCTTCGGACGCACAGCGGCTACGGCGGATGTGTCTGCCGTGTCATCGGGATGTAGCTCAGTTGGTAGAGCGCACGGCTGATAATCGTGATGTCAATGGTTCAAAGCCATTCGTCCCGACCATGTTCTGGCACTTTGAAAAGTAAATATGGGGCCGTAAAGGATTCGACGGGGTTTTGAGAGTGCAAGGCTCGCAGGAAGATGACCGCCTCAAGGCATACCCAAAAATGAAATGACAACACTGAATCTGTTGTAATGATCCACCCTGCTTTCGCCGCTTTTGTGGCAGAGAGGGTTGCTGCCTAATTGGTGGCTGGATTCCAAAACGACGCACCGGCTGGATGTAGGTAAGCGTCTGAGGTCAAAGATTTATCCAGCTATTGCAGTTTTTCCTTGTGCTTCTGCTAAATAAAGACAAGGTGGTGGAGGTGTACAAACCAGTACGCCCTGGGTTAGATTTGACGGTATCGCAAGTGCCCGCCGCAAGGCAACGCTGGAAAATCGTCTATTGCGTAAGAATGTTTTGCTCATGTAGGAATTTCGGACAGGGGTTCGATTCCCCTCGGCTCCACCATACATTGGGACACTAACAGCAATTTTGCAAACTTTTTAAGGAAAAAGAAAAAACGTGTCCCGTGAGACGCGCACAGCAATTTTTCAAAACTTCTATCAAATATACTTTTTTTAGTCCGATGAGGACAAGCATCTCCATCATCGCGTCTCGTAGATTAAATATTGGCGGGTAGCTCAGATGGCAGTAGCATCTGACTGTTAATCAGAGGGTCGTGGGTTCGAGTCCCACCCTGCCAGCCAGCAGCTCAAAACATGGCAGAGAGTTTATAGGCAACCGATGTCTACATCGGTGCTGTTTGTAGAACTGCCAATATATTGCGGGGTAGAGAAGTGGTCATCTCGCCATCCTCATAAGTTGGAAATCGTGGGTTCGAGTCCCACCCCCGCAACCATGCCCATCCCACGAACAGAGAAGAGACTGTAAACTTAATGGGAAATTGAAATGTTCACATCTGGCAGTGAAAACTTTTAGCAGGTTTCAAGTGAAACCGCTACGTCCCAACAGCATAGAGTTGGCACCATGGCTTACGGTGTGAGTAGGCCAATATGTGGGAATAGCTCAACTGGTAGAGCGCCGTCCTTCCAAGTCGGATGTTGCGGGTTCGACTCCCGTTTCTCACTCCATATGGGGATATGGCGGAATTGGCAGACGTATCGGATTTAGGTTCCGACGCAGTTCGCGTGTGGGTTCGACTCCCACTATCCCTACCATTTGGAGCACTAACAGCAACTTTATTGGAATCAACTTTTAATTGACAACCCAAAATGTGCTCCGTAGGAAACACGCTGGTGTGATGGAATTGGCAGACATGGCAGACTCAAAATCTGTTGCCAGCAATGGCGTGTGGGTTCAAATCCCACCACCAGCACCACGATGCCGTAGCCAAGTGGTAAGGCTCTGGGTTGCAACCCCAGGATCGCAAGTTCAACTCTTGTCGGCGTCTCCATATGCGCCAGTAGCTCAATCGGATAGAGCATGAGATTTCTAATCTTGTGGTTGGGGGTTCGAGTCCTCTCTGGCGTACCAGGTTAGAAAAAAACGCTCCACCTTGCGGCGGAGCGTAGAAATCACAACTCAATACCGAGTTTTTCAGCGATTTCTTCTGGAGACATATCGGATGCTTTTGCCAGGATCTGTTGGATTTTGATGGGTTTTTCAAGTTCTGCTTTTTCTGCTTGCAGTTTTGCAATCTGCGCGTCGATGTCCTTGATACGTTGTTCTGGTGTGCGTTTCCTACGAGTAACGGTTTTCTTTTCCTCGGCCATGGTTACGCCTCCTTATAAAGTTTGCTACAAGAAGTTTATACCATATTTCCGAGAAAAATACAATAGCGATTTAGGGGTGTCGCCAAATGGTAAGGCACGGGACTTTGACTCCCGTATCGCTGGTTCGATTCCAGCCACCCCTGCCATAAGGTTGACCGTCCTTGCCATACGGTTGGGTTTGACATCACCCTATTTAAGAATGTGTAGCGGCAGTGCGCAGTAGGTTATGCGAACTATGCGTTGGTTCTACGGCAATGTAAAAACAAGTGCTGGCAACACACCGTAGAATATACGCTCCCATCCTCTAACTGGAATAGGAGGCTGGCCTCTCAAGTCAGCAATGCGAGTTCGATCCTCGCTGGGAGTACCATAAATTTGGTGCCGTGGACGAATTGGTAGAGTCACCGCCCTTTCAAGGCGGAATTTGAGAGTTCAAACCTCTCCGGCATCACCAAGAAAGAGGTATTTTTATGCCAAAGAAAAATGAGGGTTCTGGCAAGATTGTTAAGAAAATTCCGGCGTCTGAGAACGGCCCTGGTGTTCACTGTACTACAACTTCTGGGCAGGAGTATTTTATTACCCAGTGTCTGGAACGGATGAGGTTTACGCTTTGGCATAAAGTGGACGGAGGATTTACGCAGATTGCCACAGCAAAATCTCCGCTTGACTTAGATGAAAAAATACCTTGGGATAAATAAAAATGGCCTCGTAGCTCAATCGGGAGAGCGCCAGCCTGTCACGCTGGAGGTAGCGGGATCAAAACCCGCCGAGGTCGCCATATAGGGGTCTGGTGTAACGGTAGCATGAAAGTCTCCAAAACTTTTGGTGAGAGTTCAAATCTTTCGGCCCCTGCCATGCTGACGTAGCTCCAATGGTAGAGCAGTTGTTTCGTAAGTAGCGGGTTCAGAGTTCGAGTCTCTGCGTCAGCTCCATTTGCTGGTGTAGCTCTAATGGTAGAGCAACCGTTTTGTAAGCGGTGGGTTCTGGGTTCGAGTCCCTGCACCAGCTCCATATTTGCCCGATTGAGATAACATATCACGGCTGTGAGTGGCGGTCGTAATCCAAGGTGGCCTCCTGTGAGGGAGTGACTGGGCATAAAAGAAAGAGCGGTTAGGTAGCGTTGTACTATCGAGGGCGTTGCGGAAGCTGCGCACAGGCCATAGCCGCACACAGATGGCAACAGCCACGTAACTGCGGAAGCGTGGATATGTGCAACGGATGTCATGTACATCGAAATACCTTGGTAGACTCAGATGGGAAACACTAATCCCCCTGCTCCCCGATAGAAAGGCTGAAATATGGCACAGCGTAAAGGTGTGTGGTGAGACTGGGAGTGGAGTCACTTATGCAATTTATATAGGGGAGCGCCAGAGTTGGAGAGCTGGGGCGGACTGTAAATCCGTTGCTTTCGGGCTGAGTGGGTTCGATTCCCACCTCCCCTACCGCAAGTGTTTGTTGCTACCCGATATACAACTAAAACAAGGTCGGGTTCAAATGGCGGAGTGGCCGAGTGGTTGATGGCACCAGTCCTGAAAACTGGAGGCGGTGATGAGCCGTCCGTGGGTTCAAATCCCACCTCCGTCGCCAACGGGATGTGTTGATATTTACCATTTTCTAACGACCCTATGATAAACGGTACGAAAAGGCGTTACCCCTACGAAACGGGCGGTGGTCTTATGCGCTGACCTGTGATTACCGTTAAACAAAAATGCGCATATATGGGTTGATAGCTTATGAGGTCTGAGCGACGGTCTGAAAAACCGTAGGATGAAGGATCGTTACCTTCTCAACCCACCAGCCTGAAAAGGCACACCTCTACCCTGGATGACGTGTGACGGTTCTGACACGTCGGTAAAATAAAAGTTGACCGAGTGCGGGTAGTATAAGGGTCGCTCCCTCCGGTGAAATTCCGGCGCAGGCAAAACGCGATAGATAACCTAAACGCTGTAAGCAAAGCGGCATAGCCGATCAGGAGCGCGGCGGGCTAACATACCCCAACGGGACTTCGAGAGCCTGAAAAAGTATGTTTTGCACCCGTATCAGTGAGGGTAGGCCAGTGGGATACGGCCACACAGACCCTACCCACCCTTATATATGCGCCTGTAGCTCAGTTGGTAGAGCAGCTGGCTTTTAACCAGTTGGCCGGGGGTTCGAGTCCCTTTAGGCGCACCAGCAAAATACTATAACGACTAAAAAACCTCGGAATCTTCGGATTTCCGAGGTTTTGTCATATTAAGAAGGGAGGTCGCAGTATGGCGGCAAAGAAACAGCTAAAGAAACCTACTCCTTTGAAAGTGAATAAGGATGCAAAACCGAGCGAGGCCGAGCCGCGTGTTGTTGAGGATAGGGTATATCGCTGTCCACGCTGCGGCCATGAGTACACAAAGCAAGAGGGAAATTTTTCTCCTTCTAAGTCCCCACTGTTTAAGGGGAACAACGGTTACGTAGTTTACTGTCGTAAATGCGTGGCAGAAATGTTTGAAGAGAATATCCCGTTCTTTGATAAGGATGAGGATTCTGCAATGGAGCGCGTGTGTCAGATTATTGATCTATGTGTGGACGAAACAGCATGGGCCGCTTCACGAAAAATCAGTGCCAATCGCAATCGCATGAGTGGATATATCTCTAAGCTGAATATTAAGCAGAGCAGCAAAGAGTCCACATATTCCGATACGCTAATCAGGCGCTTTGAGGCTGAGGTTGAAAATGCTGCGACTGTACAAGAGGCGGAGGACAATGACGATATTACAACTAATATCGAGGTGATCCGCAGATTTGGATTGGGATTCTCTGATGGTGATTATGATACCCTGCAAGGAGAATATGACAGCTGGGTAGATCGCTGTGGTGCGCCTGTGGATAAACGACAGGATGAGCTTTATGTTTCCATCTGCTATTTGAAGCTGAATTTACAAAACAGTGTGAAAAATAGTGCGGCAGGTGTTGGTGCTCTTGCAAATTCCTACAAGGCGTTTATCGAAGCGGCCACAACGGAGATTGAAGATCGTAAGAAGAAAGCAGAAGCAGAAATGCAGCTCAGTCCTTTGGGTGTGATGATTCGGGATATTGAGGAACATTGTCCGGCTGACTTCTATAAGGATAAGGCGATTTATGCTGATTATGACCATCTAAAAGAGTACATTCAAAGGTTCATGTTACGGCCACTCAACAACCTTTTAACTGGCTCCAAAGAAATGGATAAGGAGTTTAACCTGTCTGGATCGGAGGAGTGAGCATGAATTACGAAAAAGTTATGGATGAACGGCAGCGTCATGTACATGAGCATTTTTCATCCTCAAACTATCTGGGAGATCCCCATAGAGTACAGAAACTAATGGATTGGATTACCTTTTGGAGAAGAAACCCAAGCCGTTTCGTACAGTATTATTTTGGGATTACTCTTCACCTTTATCAACACATTATCTTGTTTCTAATGGATATCTTTCCAAGTATTTGTCTGGTTGCAGCGCGGAGTGCCGCAAAATCCTTTATCATTGCGATTTATGCTTGTAAGGAAGCAATTTTGCGACCAGGTGCGAAAATCGTCGTAGCTTCAGCCACGAAGGGACAGGCAAAGCTGATTGTGTCTGAGAAAATCCAGAAGGAAATTCTACCTCGATCTCCGTTGTTGCAGGCGGAGATTGAGCGCATCCGTGATAATCAGAATGAAATTGAGGTTTTCTTCCATAATGGAAGCTCTATTATTGTGGTGCCGGCCAATGACAATGCTCGTGGACACCGTGCGACTGTAATGATTTATGAAGAGTTCCGTATGATTCTGAAAAACATAATTGATACCGTTCTCTCTCCTTTTCTATATGTGCGGCAGGTTCCATGTATTTTGAAGTATGAGGAATACAGTTCTTTGATCGAGGAGCCGAAAGAGGTCTATATCAGTTCTGCATGGTATAAAAACCATTGGATGTGGGATCAGATGAAGATCATCGTGAAAGATATGTTGAAAAAAGATTCTGCTATTCTGATTGGCATGGATTATAGCATTTCGTTGAAACACGCAATCAAACCAAGGGCGTTCCTTATCAAAGAACGGAACAAACTGGATAGTGTAGCATGGGCAATCGAGTACGAAAACCAAATGATTGCCGAAAACGCCCACGCTTACTTTACTTACGAGATGTTGAATAAGAACCGTTGCCTAAAACGTCCATTCTATCCACGGAAAAACGAGGATGTTTTGATGCGGGCAAGAAATCTCTATGCTATTCCTCGGCAGCAAGGAGAAATCCGTATTATATCTTGTGATATTGCCACTGAGGGGGGAGACAGCAACGATAACTCTATTTTCTCTTGTATTCGTGCTTTGCCAGAAAGTATGGAATACAAGACTTCTGATGTGAACGGAGAACACATTGAAGTTAAGCAAGGGTATCGCCGGCAAGTGGTGTATATGGAACCTCAAACGGAATTTGAAACAACCAAGCAGGCCATTCGGATCAAACAACTATTTACAGACTTTGATGCGGACTACTGTGTATTGGATACCAGAAATGCAGGTATTGCTATTTACGATGCCTTAGCGAAGGTTCTATATGATGTAGAACGCAATGTAGAATATGAGCCTTGGTCGTGCATGAACGACGATAACCTAAGATCTCGTATCGTAATTGCCGGTCAGAAAGAAGTAGTTTACTCTATTAAAGCCCAGTTGGAAACGAACAGTAAAATCGCTGTATGTATGAAAAATACACTCAACAGTAAAATGATTGAGCTAATGGTGCCCAATCAAGAGGGTGTGGAGGAACTACAGCGAATTGTTCCGGACTATGAGACAGCAGATGTCGAAACTCAGCTTTTTTATGAGCGTCCTTTCTTGGAAACTGTAGCACTAATCAATGAAATGATTGGGCTGGAGTATACGGTGCAAAATCAAACTGGGCTTATTAAAATTGAAGAACGGTCTGGAGCACGGAAAGACCGGTATACTTCGGTATCTTATGGCAACTATTTCATTGAGCTTTTGGAGCAGGATCTATTTTCGGATAGTTCAGAATACGAATATGTAACATTTTACAATTAAGGAGGTGAAGATTTATGGCAGGTGAATCAAGATTTCGGTCATGGCTGACCAGACTGACAGGCGGGGAAAATCATCCAAGAGATACTACTGAGCAGAATGCGATTTCCTCTACAGTGGAAGCAGTTTTACATGAGTTCAACACTCAACTCGGAGCGGCCTATTTGAATGCGGTCGGTTGTGGAAGCTCTAAGACAGCACCATATTCTACGGAGCAGATTATCAGAATGGCGCAAGAACCTATGAGATACATTACTGAGCTGCGTCAGTGGGCACGTTGGGCGTATTACTCCAATGGGACGGTTGGCACTGCGATTGACGCCCTGACAAGTCTTCACTCTCTGGATTACATTGTGACGGCAAGACCCAAAAAGTCCGGTGGTCAACGTAAAGGCTATCGCACTAATGCTGATCGGATGAATAGTGTTCTTCGTTCTATGCGCTACAAAGAGGTGATTCGTGACGCTGTTTTTCATAATGCCAACGAAGGAATGTATGTAGGGTACATGGAAACCCGCACTATTCCTGTAGAGCGGAGGTTGGCGCTGACGGATGCGGATATCAATGGCATTACTGATATCAACTCTGCTGGCGTCAACACGGTAGTTATCTCTCTTCCTATTGAATATGTAAGAATTATTGGCCGTAGGAATAACTGCTACGAGGTAGCGTTTGATCTGCGGTATTTTGATGGTATGTTGGATGACGAGCGCAAGCGGAAATTACGTGGATTTCCTCGGCAAATTCAAGACGGCTGGGAAAAGTATCACAATGGTGGGTTTGAAAACGGCGCTACATGGCTGAGGTTGGATTGGCGCAAAACGATTGTAACCAAAATTAAAAGCAGTCAGAACGATCCGTATGGCGTTCCGTTTGCTGTTGCGGCTTTGGATGATATTGATTATGCCAAGTATTTTATCAATACCAAGCGTCATGTGTTGGATAAGGTAAACAATCAGATTTACTACGAGACATTTCCAGAGGGGAAAGATAAGGGTACTTCCGCTCTATCTCAGAAGCAACAGGAAAATCAGCATAACACGGTAAGACAAGCTCTGACACAGCGCACAAATTCCAGCGGCATTGCATTTTTCTCTTTGGCGGCAGGCACAAAAATGGATAGCCTGCCAGTCAATATTGACTTGCTGGACGAGGATAACGAGAATGCGATCAAAGAAGATGTGAACGAGGCTATCGGTGTGGGCGCGGCGGCTCTAAGCGGAAGCAGTTCCACAAGCAACTATGCTACGGCCATGCTGAATCTGGAGATTGTGGCAAACAATGTTTTTACATGGATTGAGGCTATTGTTGAGGAGTTGAACAAGTGCTTAAACTATAATGTAATTCGTGATAGCAGTTATCGCGTAGAGTTTAGGGTCCTGCCTATTACATTTGCTAATCGGGAGAAGCAGGTAAAATATTTCTCTGATCTGTATGCGCGTGGCAAAGGGAGCTTGCTTGCATGGATTGCAGCAACGGGTATCAATGCTGACGACTATCTCTCTCTCATGGACTTGGAGTTGGAGGAAGATTTTGAAAATCGCTACCCAGTCCATAAAACTTCGTTTACTGTGACGGGTAAAGACGCTCCAGATGGCGATGTAGATAAAAGTACCAGCGGTGATGCGCCACAAAATGCAAGCACCGCATCTACAACGGCTAATAATGGAAATGCAAGTCCATCTCCTTCTGATACGTAAAGGGAGGTGAAGAAGTATGGCTGAGAAGTTTTTTTATCCAATTTGTTATGAGATTTCCAGCGAAAGCAAGATTGCAGGCAGACGGCCTATCAAGGTCATCCTGCATGAAATCTTTCCAGACGATTCTACGTGGCAGGAGAATGGAATCTCGTGGATTGAGAAATATGTACAAGCTAACCTGCATTCTGTAGTAGGTATGTCAATTACCGTTGAGTTTCTGACAGATGATAGAGACATTCCTTATGGGCACGGAATGACTGAGATTCGTGTACAAGATAACTTGCCTTTGTTTGAGGATGCTACTATGGTGGGGCATTTTGACAGGGCGTATATTGATGACGTTGAAATTGATGGTGTAACGAAGCGAGTGTTGATTGCTGAAGGAACACTGGACGAGATGCGTTATCCAAAGTTTGTAGCTTGGCTGCGTGAGCATATGGCAGAATCCACTATTAAGGGATCTGTCGAAATTGTTGGTAAAGCCGAGCATGATGGACACATTATTTACTCCGGCGGTTGGAAAGAGCAGGGTCGTATTCCGCAAATCTATGATTACAGTGGCTATGCAATCCTTAGCGTCAAACCGGCTGATGAGGCCGCTATCGTGATGGAGTTAAATAATAAAAAGCAACAAAAGGAGGAAAGTACCATGGATGAGAAGCTGAAAAATGAATTGATGGCGGTCATCTCCGGAGCTGTTTCCGAGTCCAATTCCAAGTGGGATGAATACTGGGCAAAGGTTGAGGCAAAGGATGCTGAGATTGCCCAGCTCCAGGCGGACATCAAACTCAAGGAGGCCGAAATCGCACAGCTGCGGGCCGACTTTGAGGCGGCAAATGCCGCACAAGCCGCTGCTGAGGCTGGACTGACTGAGGCAAATGCCGCCAAGGAGACGGCAGAAGCCAGTTTGAGTGAGGCTAACGCCAAGATCGCCCAGCTTGAAAGCGAAGCTGCCAAAGCCGAGCTAAATGCAGCATTGGCACCTTACACCGAGGAGCAGCAGGCGATCGCAAAAGAGGAGATCGACGCTTTCAATGAGAACCCCGGAAGTGTGGAAATCAATGCTATCGTGGGCAAGATTTGTACTGAGATGGTGCGCTTGTCACGCGAGAAGTCGGTTGCAGAAACCAACGCTGCCAGTGAAATTGATGTTTTCGCTATGACAGACAGCACTAAGCTGGAAGCTGACGACGGTGAAGTCGATGTATTCTAAGAAAGGAAAGTGAGAGGAAATGAAAGCAAAGACTATCGGTTATTTCAAGAATGTTCAGAACGTCGGCTACTGCAAAGCTGCTGTCGATCTGAAGGTGGGTATGGGCGTGATTCTGGATCGCGCTGCTAAGACGGCTAATTTGCCTGCCAGTGCGGATGAGGCTAAGGCGTGCCACCGCATTGTTACCAATATTAACGATAAGCCTGAGATGCACAATTACAGTGAGACTGTGGAGGTCAAGGAGGGCGAATATGTTCGTGCTGACGATTTGACTTCCGTGGCAAACATGGAGATGGAGTTTGCCGACTATGAGATCAACGGCGGTGTTGACAGTGTTGACGCTGGCGATACCCTGGTGTTTGGCACTGATGGCCTGATTGTAAAGGGCGCAAGTGACGGCTACAAGGTGTACTTTGAGGTCATCGAGAAGACCGCGTATATGGGTAAGGGTATTCTGGCCGTTATCCGCGTGCAATAATGAAGGAGGGAGAAAACATGAACCCGATTTATGAAATCAATATGAACAATGCTCAGGTTGTTGTTGACACTGGGCGTGTTAAGCAGAACTCCCCTGTTGTCGAGGTGTTTTCTGCTCTCGCAGCGGGCATGAAGCCCAATGTGGATGCCAAGGTTTTGGACAAATCTGTGGCAACGCTGAAGGAGCTGTCTTCTAAGGCTTTGGCTGGCGATCTTGCCGCACAGAGCGAAATCAATACCATTGTCCGTTTCGCTATTGAGCCGAAACTGCTGGAGGCTGTGCGCCTATTCGACTTTATGGGTACTTATCGTCGGATCGGATACCACGAAGCTCCTATGATGAAGACCTATAAGTATGAGAGCGTGGATTCTCGTTTCCAGGCTTCCAGTGCTGATGTACCGTTTGCGGCTTGGAATTGGCGTGAGTACCCCATCGGCACCCAGACTATTTCTGGTGGCTTTGCTGTTGATTACCGTGAGCTTCAGAGCGGCAATTTCGACGGCAATATTGCCGAGGGTATGAACCAGGTGCAGACTGATATGCAGAATAAGGCTGTCTATTATGTGATGACTGTTCTGTACAATGCGCTGAAGAACGCTAAGGGCGTGAAGCACTTTGCTGAGTCCACCGGTATTACCAAGACCGGCGTTGACAATATGCTGAAGTCCATGCGTCGGTACGGCAAGGTCAACATCGCTGGTGACTACTCTGTGGTTAGCCAGTTTAACGATTTTGCTGGGTTCAAGTCTCTGGCAGCTGACGAGACGCGGTACGCAAACACTATTGTCGCTGAGGAGATTCGTAAGACTGGACTTGTCAATTTGTACAACGGCGCAATCGTGACCGAGCTGCCCAACGCAATTAACTGGACGAAGCTGAATGCTGCGGGCACCGACTACGATCTGTATATGCCCCAAGGTCTGCTGTTCTTCCTGCCCCGTGGCGCTGTGTCCCCGCTGCAGGTCTTCCTGCGTGGTGGTCTGACCACTATGACTGGTGACGACATCGTGACTCGGCAGCATCTGACCCGCTTCGACATGGAACTGGGCGCTGGTGTTGCGGAGGGTATGGAGGATCAGATCGGTCTGATTTCCGACACCAACTTTGAGGCACCCACCGTCTAAGCGACGAACTAAATCAAAGAATACTAAAAAGGGAGGGGTAAAACCCTCCCTAATTTTCAATAACAAGGAGAATCGTTATGGCAACAAATAACAATGTCCTGGTAAATAATCTGTGCGCTTGGCCTCTCTCTTTCTGGCGTAAAGCTGGGCAGGGTGATGTTGAGATCCCCGCGAACGCGAAGAACTGGCCTCTGCTGTCATTCGAGGAGGTTCAGGCACAGATTCAAACTGGGAATAGGATGTTCACTGGCACAGACGGTATGGGCAACCATGCTCGTATTCAGATTGTCAATGATGAGCAACGTAAGCAGCTTTTCGGCCTGGAAAGTGTGGAGACAGACGCTCCTGCTCTGCTGAACCTGGATGCTGTCAAGGCATTGCTGAATATCCGTACTAAGGCCAAGTTCAACGAGCAGCTTAAAGCAATGGTAACAACCGATGCTGAGAAGAAGATGCTGGTAGAGTTGGCACAGCAGGCCGGGTCAGATGATGTTGAGGCGTGGAAGGTGGATGCCCTACGTGCTCTGGCTGAAACTGCCGCCGTTTAGGTCTGAGAGAGGAGAGGGTATGGAATATGCCTAACGCTAAGAGAACAACCTTTGCGGATATTGAGAAAACCTTCCATTCCATGCCTTTGACGAAATTTGAAATCCCAGAAGGATTAGAGGCAGAATGGCTTGCCACAGCGGTTGCAGATTATGAGTTGAATTTAAGCTGCGACTTGCGGTATAACGAGAAAACACAAAAGTTTGCCGGCAAACTGGATAGAACCGTTTGCCGGACGCTGGCGCAGATGATGTATGTGTCTTATCTGCAAAGGGAATTGAGCCGTGTCATGGCCTTGAATGGTATTTACGGTAAAGATGTACAGCTGACAGGGCAGGATGCTACAAAGCGTGTGACCAAGCAGGAGCTTGACGATCAGATTGCTTTGGTTGAAAGACTGCTCCATCGGCAGAAAGATCATGCGTATGGATAAGGGGTGGTAATATGTCAGAGGAATCCAAGAGCTGGTATCGGATGACACGCCCCCTTTTCAACAGCGGTTTTGAGGATGATGAGTTTTGGGCATATGGTCAGGATGGCTTTCAGGAGGTGCTTGACTCTTTTATCGGGGCCGATGTGTTGATCTATGATAAGGCTGTATATGCCCAGCCACAACAGGTAAGAGCAATCGTTCAAAATAAGATCAGCGATGTTTACAACAGCACGACAGTACGACAAATTCTCTGTAATATTGGAATTTTGAAGTGCGGGCAGTATGTGAAATACGATGGAGCATTCTGGCTGGTCAGTGCGTTGCCAGACAACAACCGTATTTACGAAAAAGCGGTATTGTGGAAATGCAAACATTCCATTCGATTTGTTTCCCCGCTGACTGGTGAGATTGTAGACTATCCAGTATTTAGCACCAATAGTACACAGTACGGTACAGGTGAGTTGGAAAAGACCCACATGAATGTTGGAGAAGATCAGCATTTAATTTATCTCCCATTTAACCAAGAGACGATTTTGCTGGATGACAATTTCCGCTTTATCATGGATAAAAGACGTGACAAGCCAAGTGTCTATCGTATTACAAGGGTAGATCCTGTTTCTTATGCGGTAGGCAGTGAGCGTGAGGAGGATGGGTTAATTCAATGGTCAGTGCTGCAAGACCAGCTGAATACCGCAACAGACAGTGTTGAACTGATGATTGCAGATTATCATGCTGCTACCTCTGGTGGTGTAGAGGAAGTACCAGGATCAACGGCTTCTCTCATATTGACTGATTTGGACGGAGACTTCAGATTGGCAAGTGGCGAAACAAAGCAAGTACAGGTTCGTTGTTTGACGGCTGATGGAGATCCTATTGATCCACCTCAATACCACTTAGAATGCGACTTTGGCGGTGCAGTCAGTATTATCGCAGAGGAAGATGGTGTAATTACATTACAGGCAAAGAGCGATCCATCTTATGTTGGAAAGCAAATTGAAATCAAAGCGATCAATGACGAACTCGCGTGTGAGGCTGTCATTACTATTCAAATCGTGAATTGGTAGGGAGGTGAAGAGAGTGCCGCATTTTGACGCGATGATTCAGCAAAAAATCCTTTTGAAGCGTAAGCTGCTACAAAATCAGGCAGTGGTAAACCTGCTTTGTAATGTGGGCAATAATGTAGTGGAGTTTGAGAATATCAGAACGGGAAGCAAAAGTCCTGCGGCGTCTCTTATCAAAACTCACTTTTATGTCCCAGATACACAAACAGTAGATAAAAACTTCATTACGATGCGTAGCCGTGTGGTATATACCGACTCGAATGTGGTGAAGGAGACGGGGATCACCGTCTATATCATCTGTAACGAACACCAAATTGACTTGCTGCAGGGTTCCAGAGCGGATCTGCTGGCAGATGAGGTTGATTGTATTCTGAATAACGGAGAGGAACCTTTGTTTGGGCTGGGAGGAATTGTTCTGAGCACAGCAGATGAGGTTCAGTTTAACGAAGGATATTCTGGGTGGCAAATCCCATATATCACTCACGAGAGGAATAGGAGCGCAGAACTGTTATGATTGATAGTCTAACTGCGCTGACAGGCGAAGCGTACAAAATTACACCAAAAATTGGAGTGAGGAACCCAACATTGAGGGAGATCTACCATTATGGGGAGCAGCAGTATTTTGGACTTGCACAGACAATTTGTGCAACACCCGCTGACCGTAAGGTAGAGATATGGGACGCTATGAATACTTATTGGGATAGGATAGATGAGTATGAGTTGTTTGTGTCTACGTTTAGAGCTATCCAGTTGCGTGACACGAAGATACTGTTTGGGGATTTAGATGTGGCTTCGTTTCAACCCATGCCCTCAAAGAACCTCAAAGATTTTGTTCTTGTGAATCGGGATGGGGCGGTAATCGACCGTGCGGTTTACAAGTTGCTAACTGATTATCTACGGCATATCCATCAGTTCAAAAAGAATGAAGTGAAGCCGTATGACGATTATACCAGAGATATTATGATCGAGGCGGATCGGGATGATCGCGAGGACGCAGCAAACAAGCCGTTCAAGTCCATGCTGAAACCACTTGTTTCTTCGGCAATAAACCTGCCTGGATCTCAATTTCGATGGGATACTGTTTGGGATGCACCTATCGGAGTGTTTATGGACAGTATTATGCGTATGCAAAAGCGTGACCATTACTATTTCACAATGCTTGGAATTTATAGTGGTTGCGTTGATATGAAAAAAATCAACAAAAAAGAGCTTGAATGGATGTCTGACTGACACCTGCGGCTAACAAGAAAGGATGGTTAATTATGCCTAATTTTGACATTAAGAGTGCTGTTATCAACAGATTTCTCCGTCTAACCGAGGTAGATCTGGAGTCTGGTATGGTGAATTGGGTGCTCAGAAACATCGAAAGCCCCCAGGCTGAGTTCACTGGCGAATCTGTGGATAAGACCGACGAGCGTGGTATTCTAATCTCACGTTTTGATACCGCCAAGGGTTTCACTCTGTCCGGCGAAAGTTCTAAGCTGGAGCTTGGCCTGATGGCTTCTCAGCTGGGTACTGAGGTTCAGGTGGCGACCGCCGACAAGAAGATCAAGGGTGAGGATTTCGAGATCATCACGATTGTGGAGGACAGTGGTGAAAAGAAAGCTACCATGGCTTATACCCCGACGACTACCCCCAGTGTGGTGTACGCGATCAACAAGGACAAGTCTCTGGGCGATCCCATTGAAGTCGGTACTGCTGATGAAAACGCCAAGATTACCGGAAATGTTATCACGCTGCCTGATACCTATACCGGAAGTCGTATTGGCGTGCTGTATCAGTACGAGACGGACGAGGCCGTTCGTGTGACCGACAGCTCTGAAACCTTCAACAAGAATGCCAAGTATATTGCCAAGATCCTGGCTGAAGATGTGTGTGGTGTGACCGCTGCTATCACTATTGTGATTTCCAAGGGTAAGCTGGACAACAACTTCAGTCTGAATCTGACCACCGAGGGCACCCACCCCTTCAGCATTTCCGCCATGAAGGATTACTGCTCCGAGGAGGAAGAGCTGTGCTACATCCTCATCGGTAAGGCAGTTGGCGTGGGCGTGTAAGCGATGAAGCGTCATTGCCGGGTGTGCGGTGCAGAGTACGAGTATTGCTATTCCTGTGAAAAGGTTCATAGCTGGCGTGCTCTGACCGACACCGCCGACCATTACTATATTCTCAATGTCTTGATGGAATATCAGGGCGATCACGATGCTGTGAAAGCCTATCATGCTCTTAGCAAACGTGGTGTGAATATTCGAGAGACAGACGGCCTTTTGCCGAGTGTGAAAATGCTCATGGTGGAAATCGCCTCAAAAGTGAAAGGTATGAATGGGACGAGAAAGAAAGCTGTTCCCGCTGGTCAGGCGGTCGTTGAGAAGAAGGATGAAAAGCAGTTGCATTCAACAGATGATGCTGAGGTAAGTGAATAAGAATAAAGAAGAGGCGTTGCAGAAAATAGGCTGCAGCGCCTCCTTTTTCGATTTGGAGGTGAGTAGAGGTGAATATCCTGGCCGTTGATCAGGCCAGACATGGTGCGTGGGCTGTTTTCGATTATGAAGAAAAGTCTCTGGTTGACTATGGGACGTGGGCTTTTGAGAGCAAAAATCATACATTTGAACAGGCAATTTTGCACATCGAGGCGTTGATAAATGAAGTGATACACACGCGCTGCATTGATGCGGTTTTCTTTGAGGACATTCAGTTGAGAAAGAATGTGCAATCTTTCAAGAAACTGGCACAGTTGCAGGGTGTACTCGTAAATCTGTGTGAGAAAAACGAATACCTTTATGGTCTTGTAGCACCAACGCAATGGCAAAATTTTTGTAAAGCACGAGGCAGAACTACCAAGGAAATCAAATCCAAGGTAAAAGAGGTGGAGCTTGAACCAAAGAAAAGTTCCAAAATTCTTTCTCTGCAATTTGTGCGGGAAAAGTTCGGAATCGAGACTGATAATGACAACCTTTCGGATGCAATCTGTATTGGTCACTATGTCGTAAACAATTTGGAAATATCAAAAGGAGAGAAAACATGAGTGCAAACATGAAGAATCGTATTTGTGGTGAATTTGCCGAGGACTTTGAGGATATTCAGGATTTGATGGAGGATGTGCTTCCTGAACCTTCCTTGCTTGAATACTATCGTCGGCTGAAAAAGAGGGAAATTCTCTGGAACGACGAAATTGATGATGCCACAATCGACATTGCGCTTTACATCCGAAAGTGGAATGCAGAGGATAGAGGCATTGAACCGAAGGATCGTCGGCCTATCAAAATCCTTATCAATTCAGACGGCGGCAGTGTGGATACAGTGCTGCACATCATTGATATGATCCACTTATCTAAAACCCCCGTTTATACCATTGGTATGGGACGAGTTTATAGTGCTGGTGGCCTTTTGCTGATGGCCGGTCACAAACGGTATATCTTCCCTCATACCAGTTGTCTTATTCACGATGGATCTTCTGGTGCAATCGGCAGTATTGGCAAAATGTTGGATAACTTGGAATTTACCAAGGAGCTGGAGGTGCGGATGAAAGCGTATATCATTTCCAGCACTCACATTACGGAGGATGTTTATGACAAGAACTACCGGCGAGACTGGTTTATGTTCAGTGAAGAAATGATTAAGTTGGGAATCGCTGATGAGATTGTGACAGACATTGATACCATTCTTTAAGGAGTGAAAAATATGGCGCGGAAAAATATTGGCGTGAGCATTCATGATGTTCCTATTACCCTTTCTGAACACCCGTTTTATGGGCTGAGGCTGGATGAACAGCAAAAGATTTTTCGGGATGCGATTTGGAGCAAGGAGAAACTGGTTGTTTTCTGTAACGCCAAGGCAGGTACAGGAAAAACACTTATTGCTACTGCCACGGCCAATCTTCTATATGAGTATGGCAGAAGCCAAGGCATTGTGTATATCGCTTCACCGACACAGGAACAAAAACAAGGTTTCCTAAAGGGAACTATCGAAGAAAAATCCGAACCGTATTTCGAGCCGTTTTATGAAGCGTTAGATAAGATAGGTGTGAATCGGAACACCGCATTTTATGACAGTTCTATCAACGAGAAGTACCAGAGCGCCTACATCGAATGTTTGACACACACTTTTCTGCGAGGCACGAACTTTGAGAACAAGGTAGTTATTGTAGATGAAGCCCAGAATTTCTACTTTGATGAGTTAAAAAAAGTGCTAACACGTGTCCATGATAGCTGCAAAGTAATTGTTATCGGACATGACGGACAGAACGACCTTATTTCCAATCCGGAGCGTTCTGGATTTGTGCCTTACATGGAGTGGTTTAACAATGATGAGCGGACGGCAGTTTGCCGTCTGGAAAAGAACTATCGTGGCTGGATCAGTCAACACGCGGATGATTTGACTTACAATCTGGCTATGAAAATGAACTGATTCTGGAGGATTATGATAATGAAGAAAATCGCAGTGAATACTGTAAAAGCCTTTCTAAAAGAGCACAAGCGTGAAGACGCATATACCCAGACATTCACCATGGGAGACAGTTCTTTTGAAGTGGCCTTTCACACAGCGTTGACAGTAAGTGAGAAAACCACCTTTATCAATCGGGTGATTTCCGGTTGTTTTGATTCTACGGGCAAATTCCGGCCTGAGTATGTTTCCCCTATGCTGCGGGCCACAATTATGCAGATGTGTACGAACCTTCCGCCCCTGACTCTCAAAAACGAAACAGACGATGAGGGCGCTGCGGCATTGGATTTGAACGGCATGAACGAGCTGTATTTGGCTCTCAATCTGGATGCCGTGCAGAATGAGGGGTATCAGGCTATGTTGGGTGAAATGGTTGCCCTCTGTACTCAAGCTATCGACTGGAAGAAGGGCTGTACTTTGAGTGGTAACACAACGGAGAACGCTCTGCGTGATTTGATTGTGGCTCTGACTACAAAGGTGGATAGTCTGAATGTGAGCGACCTGATGCAGTTTGCAGGTGATCTGTCTGTTGCGACAAAGGGGTTAGACGAGGGCGGCATTTTGCAAGGATTACTTAAACTCCACGAGGGGAAGAAAGAGTAAAAGAAGGAGGTGGCGGCATGGGTACGACTATTCGTGAAGCTCTTGCGGCAGCGAACAAAAAATTGATGGGAAAGATTGACGATGCCATGAATAATGAAGTATTCAAAGAGATTCAAGACGAAGAAGCCGCCACCATTTACGAGGTTATCTATAAAGTCTATACGCCTCGAATGTATCGCAGACGCGGAGAATATGGCGGTATGGCTGACCCTTATAACATTGAAATTGAGGGAGGAACATCCCGTGGTGGAGTTATGGCGGTAGTCAACTTAACCGATCCGAATCCGGGCGGCTGTATGAGCGAGGGACAGGTGACGACCGGGAAAAATCTTCCTGAACTAATCGAGTACGGGCATGGGTACAAGTTTTATCAATACGACTTTCCGAAACAAGGCGCGGCCTATATGGGGCCGCGTCCTTTTACTGCAAAAACGATTGAACACCTAAAAGCAAGTAAAGCACACATCACTGCTTTGAAAGCAGGATTACAAAGGCAGGGTGTCAAAGTGAAATGATTTTTGAAATAAAGGGTGGTGAGAAAAGATGGACGAAGATCTGAAGATTGTATTGACGAGCGAACTGGAGGCCGACGAACAGGCTTCCGCACAACGAATTTCAGCGCAGCTTCCTAATATTGCGAAGATGATCAACTCGAAAAGCACTATCAAGGTTGGCGTTTCTCTGGATAGCTCTAACATTCAGTCTGAAGCCCAAAAAGTAAGTCGGCAGATCGCTCAGGCAACGAAAACACAAGGTATCGGCGTTACGTTGAATTTGGATCAAAGCTCTGTTGCAAAAATCCGGCAAGAGCTAAACAACTTGAAGGTCAGTCCTGATATTTCTCGCGCCATGACCGACCAGCTGGATAAGATGGGCATTCAGATTGATCGGATTACTGGGCGGTGGCAAGCAGTCAACGGTGAAGAGGAGCGAATGCTGAACCTGACTATTCAGGGCACAGATCAGATGCAGCGCACGGTCACTTATTTGCAGACCTACAACACTGAGACGGGCGAAATCAACACCCACTTGACCAATGTGACAGCCAATCTTGAACGCCAGCGGAATGTCCAGGAGCAAATTGCAAAGCAGGCGCAAAAGGATAATGAATCACGAGTTTCATACTTAAATCGGCAGTTGTCTATTTTGGCCGATGTCCAGGCTGCTTATGCTGGTTCCACCTCTGTAAAGCCGATCAAGGATAGTTCACATTTGGAAACGCTGAATAATACCTATACTGCTCTTAATGCTCAAATTCAGAATATGATTTCTGCTGAGGGGCGTTTGGACAATGTGCAGCGTTCCAGCCTGGAGGCGCAGATTGCTAATCTGCAACGACTTGTAAAAGAGTATCAGAATGCGGAGTATGTAGCGACCAAGCTGAGGACAAAAGACATCGGTTCAATCAAGGGCGACCAGCTTTCCGGTTTGGAGGCTTTGGAAAAACGGCTGGAGGCTGCGGGAACGCTCACCGAGACATTTAAGACGAAAATCGACGGACTGAAGACCTCTTTGCAAAATGTTGGCACTAAAGATGAGCTTGTGACATTTCTTAACAGCTTTGACCAGCTGAATAACGATGTGTCTGTGTTTCAAGAGCGGCTACGTGGTGTCAATGCTATATACACTCAGTTGATTGGTTTGGATAAACAGATTACCTCTGTGCAAGCTCAAATGGTGAAGTTAGACCCCAAAGCCGATCAGAATAAGTTGGTTGCTTTGCAGGGGCAGCTTGCAGTCCTACAGAACCAGAGAACTACCTTGGAGGGACAACTGGTTCCTTATGTGGATATCGTTCAATACGCACAACAGGCGGCGGCTCTTGAACAGAGCCGCCTTTTGAATGGTTCTCAGCTGGTATATACCCAGATGGAAATTGCGGATAAGGCGAGAGAATACGATGCCGCTATGCAGCGCATTCCGAGCACTATCGCTGATTTGCAAACTAAATATAATCAGCTGGTGCAACCCACGGAGTCTGTTACTCGGAATATGAGACAGCTTCGGGAACTGGCGTCGCAATATAGCTCGAATATGGGCGATCGGGAAAAGGTTCAGACATATGAACGGCTGCAACAACTAATTGGAGCGTGCAGCAAAGAGATGTCTGAGCTGATGCGTGTCCAACGTGGCGAGGTCAACGATTTTAGATTCACTCAAAGTCTGGAAAAGGCAAAAGCGGATTTGGCAACCGTTGGAAGAACGTGGAGTGCCTTAAAAAAAGATCCTGGATTGAACGCACAGTTCCAGCAGTTGGAAGCAAATCTCAGACGAGTAAACAGCCAGGCAGATTTGACTAAGTGGACAGCACAATTCAGTGCGTTTAAGTCTGAGGTTAAGGCGGCAGGGAAGAATATGCAATCCCTTGGCGATGTTCTGAAGAACAATGTCGGTAAGGTATTGCAGTGGGTTTCAGCTACAACGCTACTGTTCAGAGCCTTTCGTTTGCTGAGGTCTGCGATTTCAACGATTATCGACCTGGATACGGCTATGGTGGATTTGCGTAAGGTTACAGTGGCAACAGAGGCGGAGTATCGCAATTTCTACGCTACTGCAAACGATACAGCAAAGGCACTTGGAGTAACGACAGAGGCGGTCATCTCTCAAACCGCTGAGTGGGCACGTTTGGGTTATACTATGGCCGAGGCCGCAGAGTTGTCTAAAAACTCTGCAATTTTTGCGGCAATTTCTCCTGGTATGGACATTACTCAGGCAACAGATGGTCTGGTCAGCGCCTTGAAAGCGTTTGATGAAATCGACGTAAACGATTCCTTGGACGGTATCATCTCTAAGGTTAATGATATTGGCAATAAATTTGCTGTTTCCAATAAGGATATCGTAGAGGTTATGACCAGAAGCTCTTCAGCAATGAAAGCGGCGAATAATACTTTTGAGGAAACTGTGGCTCTGGCTACTGCCGCTGTGGAGATTACAAGAGATGCCTCCATTGTCGGTAATGCTCTGAAAACTGTGTCTATGCGTATTCGTGGGTATGACGAAGAACTTGAAGAGTATTCAAACGATGTCGCTGAATTGACAGGGGATATTGCGGATCTTACCAAAGTTGCCAGCAATAATAACCAAGGTGTTAGACTGTTTGAAGTTGGCGATCCCGATACTTACCGTTCCACATATGACATTCTTCAAGATATCGCAACAATTTGGGATGAGCTGACAGATAAGAACAGGGCACAACTGCTGGAAGTTTTGTTCGGCAAACGGCAAGGCCAGATTGGTTCGGCTATTCTTTCCAATTTTGAGCAGGCTCAAAAAGCTATCGAAACAATGGAGAATAGTGCTGGTAGTGCAGAACGCGAAATGGATAAGATTACCCAGTCTTTGGAATACAAGCTCAATACTCTACAACAGACCTGGGTTGGCGTTGCCCAAAATCTATTTCAGACCGATGATTTGAAATTGGTTGTTGACGGCCTGATTGCTGTTTCTAACGTGATTGACCGTTTAACACAGTCTCTTGGTTTGTTTGGATCTGGTGCTCTTATCACAACCATTGCACTGATTGCAAAGTTCAGATCGACGATGGGGTCTTTACAAACTACAGTATTGCCTGCTGTAAATGCAATTAAGGCATCTGGGGTAGCTATGGATGGTAGTGCGGCAAGCGTACAATTCTATGCTACGAAACTGATAGGGCTGGACAAGTCTCAACAGGCAGCTGCTATGAGCGCACTTGGACTAACTGCGGAGCAGAAGAAACAGATCACAACGATGTCTGCTCTAATTGTTTCTGCCCAAAGATATACAATCCAGGAGCTTGCCGAAAAAGCGTCTACGGATAAAGCGACCGCTTCAGCCCTTGCTAAAAATATGGCAAAGGCCACTGAAAAGAGAACAACGGAACAGCTTTCTGCCGCAATGATGGTGGAAATTCTAAATTCCAACAAATTGACCGCTACCCAAAAGCAGGCGATTATTGCATCTTTGGAACAAGCTGCGGCAAACGAAACCCAAGCATTTTCATGGAAAGTTGTCGGCGCAAATGCCAAGGCAGCGCTTGCAGCTATGGCGACTAATCCCATGACGTGGATTATGCTGGCGGTAACTGCGGTTATGGCATTGGTGCAGGCGTGGCAGAGCTATAAGCAGGCGCAAGAGGAAGCTCGTCAAGCGGCGATTGATGCTGCGAACTCGGCGGCTACACTCAGCGATGAAATTGTGGATTTGACAGGTCGCTACTTGGAGTTGAGCGAAGCTGTTAAAACAGATGATTCTGTCAAGGAAGATTTGCTTTCTACCCAAGACGAGCTTATTGACAAGCTCGGAATAGAAAAAGATCGAATCCAGGAGTTGACCGAAGAGTACGGGAACCTTACGGACGCAATTAAAGCAGCCGCGATAGAATCTCTCCAAGCGTCTGAGCGCGATTTGCGTGGTGGTCTTAACGCTCAAAAAGATGAGCTTTTATCAACTGGGAAAGGCTCTGGCCCCGCCAACAAATCAATGAACCACATAATTACAACATGGGGAGCAGATGAAGCGGATATTAACCGGAAAGGGTTGCAAGCTCTGGTTGACGCTGGATACATTTCGGATGGCTCATTTGCTCCACGTGGTATGGAATTGTGGTTGCCCAGTGAGGATGATTTTGATCTTTCAACTGTTGAGGGAGTCATTAACGCCTATGAGCGGTTGGGTAAAATGCTGGATATTGTGTCTGAAACTGCTGGTTCGGATAACGAAGTCTACAATGCCTTATTTGATGCCTACAACAAATGCTCATCCGCAGTAAAGAGTTATCAGGACAGTATTTCGTCGTTGAACAACAATTTGGCTGAACAGTATATGTTGCAAGGCTTGATTGGAAATGAGATCCCGTCTACGGAAGATGAGTTCAACGACTATCGGCAGAGCGTGATAGCTGCGGCTGAGGAGAGCGGAGAATTTATTGGCTCAAGTCAAGATATTGCGAACGCTGTTGACTCTGTTCTGAAAAGCCAGTCGCATTTCGCGGCTTTCTATGCTGAGGATTTGGCTGGAGCCTCTGAGGAGACGGGTCGCTATATTGCACAGCTTCAAAAGTTGCCAGAGGTGCTTTCAAAACTGAAATCAGCTTATGATGTTTTGGAGGCGGCTCAAAAAGAGATGGCAGACGGCGGAGGGTTGTCTGCTGATACTATTGAAAAGCTGGCTTCTGCTGAGGACAATTATCTTGATTATCTCTATGAAGAAAATGGGGTTGTCAAGCTCAATACTGAGGCATGGAAAGAAAACGCCAATGTTAAAATGCAGAATGAGATGGCCGAAATCCAAAAGGAAATCGACTCGTTGGAAGAGCAAAATGAGGCTTTACGTGAGAATATTGCTTATTATGAGGAGCAACGTCAGCTTGGTAGTGATGGCGGTCTATGGAGTAATTTGATTGCTAAGGCAACAAATGAAATCAATGAGAATACCGACGCTATTGCTGCTAACCAAAATAAGCTGGCAATTTATGAGTCGTTGTATGGAAATATCACGGGAAGTCTGGATGCTTATAGTGCGGCACTAAACAACTTTTCCAACGTAGCAAGCACCATTGATTCTGTCTCCGATTCGTTCCAAACCCTTGCAGAACTGCAGGCTGAGGTTGCAAATGGGTTCTCGCTGTCATTGGACAAGGCTTTGGAGTTCGCTAAGGTTTATCCTGAAATTCTCAACAATGCTCAAGTATCTGCTGATGGACAGGTTATTCTGAACGAGGGTGTTGTCAACTCGTTTATTCAAGGAAAAAAGGCCGAGTTGGACGCACAGATTGATGCAGAGGTTGCCAAGCTGGAAGCGGATAAGGCCGTGTTGGAAGCGAAGGTTCAAGCAGCGCAGGCACAACTTGATCTCGCCCAAAATGTAGGTGAGGGAGAGGGTCAGATTGCTAAAGAGCTGGCGGAGTATCGTATCAACGCTGGCAATATTGTAGCACAAGCTCTGATTGACGCAGGGATTGATGAAGCTACTGCATTTAAGCTGGCGGCGGCAGCTATGGCCCAGAACGCAGAAGAGTTTGATCGTGTTGCTATGGAGGTCTGCACTGATGTAAACGGTAACTTTAATCAGGCCGCATATGCGGCAGCACAGGCTGTTTACAACAACATGACACAGGCGAAGCTGGATGTTGCTTCTTTTGCGAGACAATGCCAAGAAGCTGCTAAGGCTATGGCTGGAGTCGCTGGTGGTCAGGTTGCTGGATCAAGCGGTGTTCAGGGTGGCTCTGGTGGTGGTGTTGGCGGTAGTGGGATTTCTCTAAATCTAACAAGTGGGAGTTTCCAAGGTACTGATTATAACTATACTGCCAAGCAAACAAATCTGGACGATTTTATTTCGCAGATTCAGCTTGATATCTCCAGCTACCAGAATGCGATTGCTCAGATTGATGGACAAATTGCCGCGCTTCGTGCGTTGAAAAATATCCCCTTGAAAGATTTTAAGGGTGGATTAGGCTCTGGTGGTGGATCTTCTAAGGAAGTTGAAGAGTATATTGCTGACATTGACGCATACCGTGAAGCAATCGAGCGTCTGCGCAAGGCTCAAGAAGTCAGATCTAATATTGAGACGAGAATCGACGAGTCTGATAATCTGAAAGAGAAGATCCTATTGGAACGACAGTTGATTGGCGCTTACGAGCGTGAACAAGATGCTCTACACAATCTAAACAACCAGAGGGATAGCACAATCACAGCTGGCGTTGCAGCGCTCCGTGAGTTGGGCTTTGTTGTGAAGTACAATGCAGATACCAATGAACTCTGGATTGAGAATATGGAGCGTCTCAATGATCTGACAGCCGACAGCAAGGGAGAATACGATACCTTGCAAGAGGCGACAAACGCTCTTCGCAAGGAAACGGAAGATTTAATCGGTTCGCTGACCGATCTAAACGAAGAAAATCGGGATGCTTCTGCTAACTGGTGGGAGTTGCAGCACAGTATGAAAGATTCCCGTGAAGAGATTCTTTCTTTGCTTGACGCTATTGTGGAAGAGGCATCTAAGGCGGTTGATTCTATCCAAGACGTTTACGACACCCTACATGATGCCGCCGATGAGTATGCGGAAAGTGGATACATTACAGTTGATACTTTGCAGAACATTATCGGATTAGGTGTGAAGTATGTGGCGTATCTTATGGATGAAAACGGCCAGCTGGTCATCAATGAGGAGCGCATTCGTGATGTGATTGCGGCAAAGACACAGCAACTTGCAATCGAGAGTTCTTTGTCTTACATTGAGGCTTTGCGTATCGCGAAAATGGAGGGGAATATCGAAACCCTTAACAATTTGCTGTATGCTACCGAGGAAGCGACTGACGCTACATGGGGCTTCGTGTATGCAAGTTTGGCTATGGCAGGGCTGGATCAAGATCAGTATAAAGCAGCGCTGGACAACATCAATGCTATTCGTGCATTGGCTGACAGCGCTGTACAAAGCATTGGGCAAACTGCTGGCGGCGTGACTGACGAGCTGAAAAAGATGCAGTCTGGGCTTGACGATATCTTAAAGTACGTTATGGATATGTTGAAACAACGAATCAACGATCAGATTGACGCACTGGAAGATATGAAAGACGCTTACTCTGAAATCATCGACCAGAAAAAAGAGTCGCTGGATGCTACGAAGGATGAGGCCGACTACGAAAAAAAGCGTGCTAACAAGCTGAAAGAAATTGCTAAATTACAAGCTCGTATTGATGCGCTTAGTTTGGATGACAGTCGAGAGGCGCAGGCGGAACGGGCCAAGCTATTGGAGGAGATGGCTGAGTTACAGGAAGACTTGGCAGACGAACAGGCAGATAAGGCTTTAGATGCTACCAAAAACGCTTTGGATGATATGGAAGACGCCTATCATCAAGAAAAGGATAAAGAAATTGCAATTCTGGAAGATAGCATTTCCTCTTATCAAAAACTTTATGACATGGCGATCGACTATATTCAGAACCACTGGGATACACTGTATTCCGAACTGATTGATTGGAACACGCAATATGGAAGTGTGCTGAACAGTGAGATAACTACTGCGTGGGATAACGCTCTGGCAGCGGCACAACGGTATGGGAGCTATGTGTCTGCCCTCAAAAATATTGGTGCTGATATGGATGCTGCGGGTGCTACAGGTAAAGAGCCGAACACCGTTGTTGGAAATACGAATTATGGCAACCAGTCTTCAAATGATGAAATGATTCATACCATTATTAAGCAAATGTACGCAAATAGCCAGGAGCATCATACGGCCAGTGACGCTCGCAAGAAAGAACTAAGCGATTATAGCTTGCGGCTTGGTGAACAACTGGCGCAGTACGGTGTCTACACTCATCGGGACAATGGAACCTGGTATATGGATGGGTCGAAAGAGCTTCTGTTCGATAAATATAAGAAGTACATTTACCATACGGGTGGTTTTGCTGGCGTGGATGGATCAGTCAAAGACAATGAGATTATGGCAAAATTGGAAAAAGGCGAACCGGTATTGACAGAAGCGATGTGGAATACAGTAACTGAGATGGTGAATCGAATGAGTAAGCTGTCCGCCGCATTTAGCGATATGCCTGGGTATGTTAATGCTCCTATTTTGCCCGAGTTGTCAAAGGTCAGCGCTGGTGCTGTGAGCAATGTGTATAACAATAGTTCTCAGCCTGTGGAAATTCATATTGGCGATACCATTATTCAAGGCAACGCAAGTCCTGAAACGGTGAACGGTCATGTCAAAGTTACTCGTGATATGGTCAACCAAATTGCACGGATTCTGAAAATCAGGATCTAAATTAGTCAGGGTGGGGAGATTTTCTTCCCACCCATTTTAGGCTGACGAAGCCGCCCAGACGGTGACATGTCTGGTATGCCCGCCTGTCAAGTGGGTTTGATGAGAGGAGGTGTGGCGGGTGTATAGAACCTATGAGTTTACTTTTGCAGATACTCCGGCTTCATTGTATGGAATGTTTGTTGCTGATATCGGTAGCAACAAACATAATAACAACGATTTTGGGAATCAGGCTAACATCGTAGAGACAAGAATTGCGAATCGGATTACTCCGCTGCATTTTGGTGTACGGTATCACGACCAGCCTTTGAGCTTTACACTTATTTTTGGAAGTGAGCAGTACATGGATCGCTACCAGTTGCAAGAGGTTTCAAATTGGCTGACTGGATATCAGGAGTATCAATGGCTTTCTATTGATCAGCCAGATATGGAGCATATTCAGTTTCGGTGTCTGATTCAAAAGCTAACACCAATCAGCGTGGGGTGGCTACCAATCGCTTTTGAGGCACAGGTACTGTGTGATTGCCCGTATGGATACAGTTATCCGTTTGAGGAACGTATTCAAATTAACGGTACAACAGAATATCGTTTCTATAATGACAGCACAATCAAAGAGAATTTGAAGCCAGATTTGAAAATTGAATTGGCGGCTGGTTGTACAAATTTTGCAATCACAAACAAGACTACAAAGCAGACACTCCGTTTGTCAGGTCTTCCAGCTGGCGGGTTGCAAATTCTTATCGACAATGAAAATGAAGTCATGGTGGAAAAAACTGATGGCTATGACTTGTACAGCTTTTTCAATTTTCAATTCTTTGAGGCAGCATCGGGAGATAATGAATTGATTTTCGATGGAAGCGGGACTGTTACAATCAGCGGACGCTATTTGTATAATGTTGGAGCATAACAAGAGAGGAGGTCAGAGATGTATCTAAACTATGCCAAAATTAAAAGTGGACAGAGAAAACAGCCTATGCTTCGGCTTCGCACTCTGGCCGGAAAAGAGCTTGGCCCAATTCCATATGTACATGATTTGAATTTTGCAATCAACTATGCAGAGTTGAGCACGATTTCATTTACAATCCCGTATCAAGTAAATGGAATGCTCAACCCCCTTTATGCCGCTGTTTCAAGTTTCAAGGTGGTTTATACAGAGGAGTTTGGCATCTATGTGTTGACTTCTCCCAGTAAAGAGGGCAATGGCGTGTCAGAAATAAAGACCGTTACAGGATATTCTTTGGAATATCTTTTCCAGAAGAAAAACCTATTTTTAGAAGAAGGTACTTATAATTTCTGGAATCCAGTCAATTCAGCAGATACGATTTTGGGTCGTATTTTAGAATTGGATCGGACATGGCACGTGGGCTATGTGGCCCCAAGGCTGATTGGGTGCTACCGCACATTTGACCAGTATGATAGTGATGCTCTGGGTTTTTGTTACGAAGACGCCATGGAAAAGTATCGCTGTGTCATTGTGTTTGATGTGTACGATAAGAGTATCAATGTATATGATGCCAACGAAAATCCGGAAACCCTACCCATCTATTTGAATTATAACAATCTGGTCGATGCAGTTAGTGTTGAGGAAATCCCAGAGGAGATGGTAACAAAGCTACATCTCTATGGTTCGGATGGTCTGTCGGTGCGGGATGTAAACCCCACAGGGACAGACTACCTTGTGGACTTGAGCTATTTTCTCTATAATGGGGATCTGGACATCAAAGTAGGGAACAGCAATACCACATTGGCAGACCGCGTGCGGGGATGGCAGCTGGAAATTGCGGAGAACCAGCAGTATTATACTGGGCTGGCTGCGTCACGGGCTTCTTTGACAGCACAGAAATTGATGGCCGAGTCCGATCTTGTAGAATTGAACGGTGAGATGGAGAGTCTGGTAGCACAGCAAAGTGTAACTATTCAGGCGTTTTCCCTAGAAACCACTGCAAGAGGACAGCAAACACAACAGGCAAACTTGGATCGTATCAATTCTCAGATTGCCGCAAAACAGAATGAGATCGACACACAACAGGCCAAAATCAACTCTCTACAAGTTGAAATTGACAGCTACATGAATGATATCAAACGGCTTACTGGACGATTGGAATTTTCATCATACTTCACACAGGAGGAACAGAAAATCCTCAACCAGTATTTTATTGAAAGCACCGTAGAGGAGGAAACATTTGTTGCTACGGATGTGGACACTTCTGCGGCAGGTGCAATTTCTAAGGTAAGCGGCACTGTGTCCATAAATGCTTCAAATATCGCACGAGTGGAACTGAGCCAGTTTGCAAAAACAATGTACACTTTGGCCGGCGGTACTGTTACGGTTGGAAACGCTGGTGTCTCCGCTGAAATCGTGCGGGGCACTTTGGATGTAAAGGGTGACAGCAGCTATGTATTGACGGCCTATCTGGGAAATACGAACTACAACAATCGGAAATTTAGCAGTGGACTTTTGACCATCGCTGGCAGGTTATCACGGTTTTCCAGTGATATTTCTGTGAGGACGGAGCAAGGAATTACAGAATATAAAGGAACAAGACTGAGCTTCAGTACAAGCAATGCTGATTCATATTTTACAGTAAATGTGAGTGAGTTTCAACAATATTCTGTTGCAATGGAGCTATACGACTTTGGTACGGATGTTCTTTCCGATTACGCATGGCCTGTGTATGAGTTTAGCGTAGATAGCGCCAATTTCCTTTACCACGAGAAATTTGAACCGTTCAAAAATAGGCTGGAACTTGGCAAGGCGGTCTATTTAGAATTGGGCAGTGAGGGATTGGTTAAGCCAAAGATTATCGGTTTTGAGCTGAACTTTGAGAAAATCAATGAGTTCAAGCTGGTGTTTTCTAACCGCTACCGTTTGCGGAATGGGGCGGAGAGTTGGACAGAGGATATCAGAAACTCCACTCGTTCAAGCCGAAGTTTTGACGCCAGCAAGTATATCTATAACCGTACTGCTGACAAAGCAACCGAGATCGACATTTTTATGAACGATTTGCAAAAAGGTGCTGTTGACGCAGTGCTTTCAGCGAAAAACCAAACGGTTGTCTTTAACGGTTCAGGCATTCATGTTGGTGGTGATTCCAAATATCAGATGCGGATCATCGACAATATGATTGCCATGACAGATGACGGCTGGAAAACAGCAAAATTGGCGATTGGACGCTTTGCGTCTCCCGAAACCGGAGTGCAGTGGGGTGTTAACGCGGAACTAATTGCTGGTAAGCTGATTATCGGCAATAACCTTGTACTTCAAAATCCGTTGATTGACGAAAATGGAAACGTGACTGGCACCATGATGTTTCAAGTGGATAGCACCGGAGCATGGCTGTATAATTCACGGATTGTTTTGCAGAGCAACAACGGACTTATCATCGTAGATCCCGATTATGGTATTGTGGCTGGTACAAAGCTCCTGTTCAATACAAATGGTACTACTGTGACACCTGAATTTCTGGACAAGGCCGGCAGTATTACCTATGACTCTGAGGGAATGCCGGCAAATGCGAACTTCTATTTGGATGTAAATACTGGCAATGCCTACTTCCGTGGAAAACTGATCGCCAAGAGCGGTACGATTGGCGGATTTACGATTGCTGACAGCTACCTTTATTCTGGGTCAGGCAATACACGTGTAGCTATCAACGGAGGAACAAGCTATTACTCAGAATACGCTTTGTGGGCGGGCGCAAGCAATCCTTCTATCGCTCCGTTTTGGGTTAAGAAAAACGGTGATTTTCACGCTAAGAACGGTGATTTCAGCGGAACATTGAGCGCTGCAAAGCTCAGTGGGTCGTTGACAGCTCTTGCTGGTGCAGAAATTATCGGCCCAGCTATTTATGTTCCGAATAAATCTAACCCGAAATTTAAGGTGGATTCTGCTGGCAATGTTAGTATGACTGGAAATCTGACATTGAGTAATGGTGCAATTAAGTGGAGCAATCTAAATTATAGTTTGCAAAACACAATTAACGGCGCATATGATGCCGCTGCTGATGCCGCTGAGGATGCTGCAGCCGCCGCAAGAGATGCTTCTGACGCTGAAAAACTGGCAAGAAAAATTGCTAATGGTGAGTTCAACAACGGAACATTTATCAATGGAACTGAGATCTACAGCCCAACGATTTACGCAGATGAGTTTATTGTTAAACCTAAAAATGCCGCTGGGTATAGTAAATGGACTGGCGGATACAGTATGTATGGTTATTTTGGGAACTATCTCTACAAGATGCTTTCAATTTCTTACATTGACACTGGCTTCGGGCCGGAAGTTGAGTTCTGGAGTCCAGATGGTGCATATGCTTACTGGGCTTTTCCACGAACTACTTTTTCTGGGTATTTGAATTTCCAAAACGCCCATATTGAAGGACTCTCATTAGAGGCAACATTCGGATAAGGCAGGTGAGTTAATTGGCTTCATTTACTGTATCTTGCACCGACACCACTGTTACGATGCGAGTGTCTGGGTTGAAAAGTGGGCAAAAAGTTCGGTTTTATGTAAGAATAGATCCTGGAAGTACAGTCTATGTAGACCGAACATATACTGCTACTTCGTCTTCGCTTTCCAGGTCGTTTAGTGGTTTGAAGCCAAGCACCGACTATGCTTGCAATGTCAAATTGGACGATACAACATGGATTGGCACAAGATACTTTACCACGGATAGTCCAGAGATAAAGGTTGAGCCATGGTCTTGGTCAAGATCGAATGGAGACGCCTCAGCTTCGCAAACAAGCGCCGCTTACTCTGCCGTTAGAAATAAGGGCAAAGTAAGCGGTTTTTCATATCTTGTATGGAACGATATGGTGAATAAGGTTAAAGAAATCCTTGATGCCAAAGGTCTTTCTTGGAACAACAGATTCGCTTCATATGCAGGTACATTGATGAGTTCTGGAAGTAGGACTTTAACCGCAACAAAATTCAATTCGCTTCGATACAATATAGGACTACATTATTCAACAGGAATTGACACTGTTTTTCGTGGTGATACCGTGTACGGCTGGTATTTTACTACTTTGACAAGCTGCATGAATTACTGGCTTAACGACTAAGGAGGGTAATGAAAATGACAAAAATTGAAATCGTACAGCATATCGCAAATATTCATAACTGTTTGGCACAGATTCAAGTCTGTGGTGATGGTGCTATTATGATGGGCGATACTTTGAAGGAACTGCGTTTTTTAGTGCAAGAGCTTCAAAAGGATATTGAGGCAGAGAACGCATCGGAGGAGGAGCAAAGCAAAACGGAAGAATAAGGAGGGGATGGTATGCACATTCCAAACCCATATACACTACCAGCATTTGATTTTGTTGGTGGATCGACTCAGGATCTGATCTTTCATTGCTATTTTTTCAAAACGAAGAAACCACAGGATTTGTCCGCTTGTGTAGCGGACTTTTCTATTATCAATTTTGTAAATAAAAATGGTAAGCCGCTCCTATCAAAGCAAATGGAGATTAGACCAGATCCAAATAGAGACGGTGATGTAAACAATGTGGTTTGTGTTACGTTAGAGGCGGATGAGACGGTGAATCTGCCTGCGGGTAAGTATATCTACCAAATTACCATCCGTGATATTTCTGGTGAAGTTGAAATTCCCAATCATGGGCTGATTCATATTATCAAAAATATTAACCAAGCATTTATTCGATAGTAGATGATCTGATAGCGTTACACAAATTAAAGAACAAGGAGGATGCAAAATGACTACGACATATTTTCTGAATCTTGCTGCCGGTAATATTTATCGGACGAAGGAAACTCCTGCCATTCCTACAGAATACTGGATTGGCCTAAGCACTACTGCACCCAATCTCAACGGTACGAATGTTTCCGAGCCGGTTGGTAGTGCTGGCTATGCGAGGGTTAAGCTCGATATGCTGAGTGAACCTGCTTCTGGTGTTGTTACAAACGAAGCAAACATTGATTTTAACGAAAGTACCGCAAGCTGGGGTACGGTGACACATTTTGTTGTGTTTGACGCCCAGAATGGAGGAAATCTGCTTCAGTATGGAGCACTGTCAACTCCTCGCTCTGTGGAGGCGGCTACTATTATGACCATTAAGGCTGGATATCTGAACCTGTCTGTGCAAAACCCGACGTGATAGAAAGAAAGGTGGGGTAGATCTATGTCAAAGGAGTTTGATATTTTTTTGAAAAAGCACATTATCGAATGTGATTTGCTTATCTACTCCATTCCATATCGTGACGGTATCTCTGTGACAGATCGCCTTATTTTGAATGCTGCGCTTGAAAGCTATTCGCTTTATAAATTTGTGGCGGTTCAAACTGGATCACTGCTTACTGCACATATTGATGAGATGATAAAATTGTGCAAAGAGCGGTTGAGCATCGGGATGACATTTGGTGCTTCGGCAGAAATTGAGGTGCATAACAACCTGTACATTCAAAACGATCCAATCGTTTTTGATACACCAGCTGTAGAGACTATCGAACTGGTTATGAATGAGTTCAACAATGGACTTATCCTAACTGCTGGAGACATTGATACGCAGGTGGCGTTGTCTGCCGGTAAAGTGAATTTGGCATTACTGCTTAATGCAGATGTGATAGGAACTAAAAAGACAAGTTTGATTAGAGCCGACAGCGGTTTCTTTCTTGATTCCGATATTCGTGAAGTCAATCAGCGGAATTACATTGAAACAGATACGGCACTGGAAATGGGCGCGACTCTTCAAAGTCTTTGTTACCAACTAACGATTGAGGCGAGTGCGGCATTTGAACTTATGGCAATGGTCGTCGGCACAGAAATACGGCATTCACTTGGTAGATGGTATAACGGTCTTGCTATTGGTGCTAATGTGAAAGGGACAAATTCTCAGAAGTTTGAAAGAGCAGAGGCAATTATCCAGCTCATGGAGAGTGCAACAGGAACGCTGGTGAAAGTGCTATACCTTTCTGATTGCGGTATGGCACTTGATGTTGCTGATGCAAACTTTGGGCTAAAGCGATATCGACTTCTTAGAGAAATTGATGATTTGGAGTTAAGAGATATTGACGATATGACACTTAACGAGCTTGATTGGGTCGAGCTTACATGAGTTGATGGATGGAAGGAGGTCAAATATGTCTCAGGCGCATTTGGGTAGCTTCAATGGAACTGTTACACCTGGCGTCAATATGCTGGAGACGTTCAAAAAGAACGAAATCAGGGATAACCCGAACAGCATTTTGAAATATGGGGACATGGTGCTGAAAAAGTTCGGTATCTCCTGTCCTGCCGGTACAGTAGTAAAAATTAACGGGAAGGAAATCCCGTTGTTTACTGGCGTTTTCGAGCTGGGTATGAACCAGATTGATATTACATCGCTGGAATTTTTAGAAACGGTAAATGTTAATATTTACTATATGTTTTAGGGAGGAGGTGCGACGATGGCAGATTTGAGTTTAAGAGACGCTTTGCTTATTGCAGGCAGTGGCTCTGGCGGCTCTGGCGGTAAAGATGGCGTTGGCATTGCTTCCTTAGAAATTAACGACAGTGGAGAGTTAGTCGTTACTCTGGATAATGGGCGAGTAAAAAATCTTGGCAGAATCGTCGGTGCGGATGGTGCAGTATATGTGCCCCATATCGACGATAAAAAGGTTCTTTCATTCACGATTGAGAAAGCGCCCGACAAGGTTCCAGATCCTGTTGATCTAAATGGGGACGGTGTTAAACCCTCTGATGTAACAACGGACGAGGAAGTCAATGAAATGCTTGGAGAAGTCTTTGGTGAACAAAGTGGAGATGGCACCATAGACGAAAACCAGGTTGTCACCGATGCGGAGGTGGCAGAAATGTTGAAAGAAGTTTTCGGTCGTTGACCGTCAACTGATAGAAAATACAAACCTATGACAAAACAAGGAGGAAAAGACAATGAGTTACGATGTGAAGAAACTGACCAGACTACAGGATTTGAAGACCTTGGCGACCACTATCAATGAAAACTTTGCTACTAAGGAAGAGATTGCCAGCCTTGCAACGTCGTTTAAGTCTGGTGAGGTGGCGGGTAATACCGTCAAGTTGTACACCACCGAGGATAAGAGCGGCACCCCTGCGTTCAGCTTTGATTTCCCTACAGAGCTGTTCCTGGATCAGACTAAGACCCAGTTTGTGAGCGAGTTTGCTTTTGATGCAGATACTTATGCTGGGGCGACCGACCCTAATCTGGAGGGCAAGCCTGTTATGGTTTTGGCCGTCAAGGGCGGGAGCGATGCGATTACCTACTCTTTCCTAAATATGGCCGCTCTGGTGGACACCTATAAGGCCAAGGCTGGTGATGGCACTGCTACCGTGACTGTGAGCGGCTATGAGATCAGCGTGGATGTGAATATCTCCGCTGAGGCAAACAACGCCCTGGTGAAGAAAGACGATGGCCTGTATGTGCCTAAGTCCGATGTGGTTGATATCACTGGCAAGGCTGATAAGGTCGGCAGCGCTATCGCTGGCAACTTTGCCGGCCTGGATGCTAATGGCAATTTGACCGACAGCGGCAAGTCTGCTACTGATTTTTCTAAGGTTGAAGCAAGCACTACCGCTGGTGCAATCAGCGTTGACGGTGCCGATGTGACCGTGGTGGAGATCGCCACTGATGCTGAGGTCAAGGAAATGCTGGATGAAATCTTCGGTGTTCCTGATACTCCGGAGGTTAGCGCCTAATTTCAGATAATGGCTGTATAAAGAGGAACGGCATATGCCGTTCCTCTTTTGTATTTAGGATAGGTGGAGGTGAATCTTGTGGCAGTGAATAAGGTTCCATATTTGGAGCACTTGAAACAGTTTGGATTGCGGGAAAGCGCCTTGATCGGTCAGGTCGCTAAGACCGCCGCTGATGCAATCAAAGAGCAGGCGCAACAAATTGGCGCTTTGTCCGATAAAGTGGAAAATTTGCCCGGAATCTCTGGGGAAATTAGTCGCTCAGTCAATGCGACACTGACCGTTGCCGGATGGGAAAACAATCGTCAAATTGTTGAGATTGAGGGGCTAACTGCAAATCAAAATGGTGTAGTCGGTTTATCTCAAGACATTTCAACGGCGGAACGTGAGACTGTGGCAAGTGCGGAGCTGTATATCTGCGGCCAGGCCGATGGGTCTTTTACGGTTGCGTATGGTGGTGATAAACCGACATACGACATCCCGATTACCCTTATCCTGCTCGATTAACGAGAGGAGGAAGGAATATGAGCGCGACAAAAAACTATGGATTCTATCTCGAAGGAGATGATACCGCCAAGTTCAAAGAGTGGCGGGAAAAACTAAACGGCCTGGTCAATTCCAATATGGAGATGATTGATGAGGTCTTGGCTGAAAAAGCAATCAAAAGTCAGTCATTCCAGGCTTCATTAACATCTTCCGATTGGGTTTGGACAGGTTCAAAGTATTCACAGACTTTGGAAATCGAGGGGCTTACACCTGATACAAACGGCATTATTGGTGTTGGACAAAATCTTACACTTGAACAGACTGATGCTGTTTATATGGCAGAGCTGATGGTTGGCGACCAGACTGATGGTGCGCTAACCATTTTTGCTAATGGTGATAAGCCCTATTGTGATATCCCAGTCATCATCATTCTTTTGGGATAAAGAAAGAAGGAGGTTACTATGCCTATTATTGGAAATTTCCCGTCTGGCAGTGGCGGCAGCGGCGGCGGTCTTGCTCTGGCCGCAGTTTCGGGCATTCAGACATTGACAGCGGCGGGAAAGGTCTATGTTAAATGGACAGATCCTGACGATCTGGTTGTTGCCGGTTCGCCTTTGGCAAGCTGGGGAGGAACCCTTTTGGTTCGCAAGGCGGGTAGTGCGCCGGTGAGCCGCAGAGACGGTACTGTCGTTTTAGACAGCAAGACCAGAAACGCTTATCAGAACAGCTATTTCTGTGATAGCGGTTTGACAGATGGTGTGGAGTATTTCTACAAGTTTTTCCCGTACACCACTTCAAGTGCATATACAGATAGCGCCGACGATGAGTTTAGTGCGACGCCCAACCCTGTGGCGGTCGGTGATGTATCTGGAATTACTTTGGCAGCGGCGGGCAATGGGAAGTTGTCTATCAAGTGGACTGATCCTGCCGCTACTGTTGTTACTGACGGTGTTACCCGTGCGACCTGGGCGTCCACGATTGTGGTTGTGAAAGAGGGAAATTATGCTGCCTCTCCCACCGATTCTGACGCCGCATATACCCATACCAGCACAACCCGCAACGGCCACTCAAGTGCCCCGTTGGTGGCGACAGGGCTGAAGAATGGAACGACTTACTATGTCTCTCTATTCCCCATGTCTACGGACGGCAAAGCCAACACTAATGCCGCTAATCGCAAGACTGGTGTAGCGAACAGGATGACGATTGCGAATGTCCCCAGTCAAAGTGGTAGTTTGACATTCCAAGAGAACACACCGCAGTCCCCGTCTTGGAGTAACTATAACACCGCACAGCTTACACTGGGCGGTGTGACCACAGGCACCAATGCCACGAGTTACAACGCCACCTTTACTCCGAAAGATGACTATATGTGGCCTGACGGTACTACAACGGCTAAGACTGTATCGTGGAGCATTGGTAAGGCGGCTGGCAGCTTAACTTTGAGTAAGAGTTCTGTAACCCTGAACACATCAAAGCTGAGTGATACTGTAACTGTGACTCGTCCTGGTGATGGTGCGATCTCTGCTACATCCAGCAATACCAGTGTTGCTACAGTAAGCGTATCCGGCGATATCGTGACTATTAACCATGTGAATCAGACCACCGGATCAGCAACCATTACCATCAAGGTTGCAGCGGGAAGCAATTATACCGCTCCTGCTAATAAAACGGTGGCGGTTACGGCTCAATTTATGCCCGCAAAAGGGAATGCGCTGAATACCTATACATGGAAACAAATCAAGCAAGTGTCAGATGCTGGTCTTGCGGCAAGCTATTGGAATGTTGGTGATGTCAAAACCATTAAGTTCAATGGTAAGGCGGGAAACTATACTTTCTCTAACCTCTCCGTTGATGTTTTTATTTTGGGCTTTAATCACAACAGTGCCAAGGAGGGAACGAATCGTATCCACTTCCAGATCGGGAAGATCAGTGGAAAAGATGTAGCTCTCTGCGATAGTGGGTTTGGCAACGAGCAAACTTCCGCTGGGTACTTCCACATGAACACCTCTCGTACCAATAGTGGGGGATGGAACAACAGTGCAATGCGCAAAACGCTGTTGGGCAACAGCAATAGTCCGACCAGCCCCTTGGCGAACAGCCTGATGGCGGCGCTTCCTGCCGATTTGAGAGCAGTTATGAAGTCAGTGACGAAGTATACCGATAATACTGGCGGAGGCTCTAACACAGCAAGCTATGTGACTGCGACAACGGATTACCTGTTCCTTTTGTCTGAGTTCGAGGTTTTTGGAACCAGAAATTACGCAAACTCAGCAGAGCAAAACTACCAGCTTCAGTATGACTACTATAAGAGTGGAAACGCTAAGGTAGCTTATAATCACAGTGCGAACAGCACTGCTGTGTGGTGGTGGTTGCGTTCCCCCTCTTGCAACAACGGCCACTCTTTCTGTCGTGTGTCCAACTACGGCAACATCGCCGACTACGCTGCTTCCTGGTCGGCGGGTGTGCGCCCCGGCTTTTCTGTCTAATCTACCGCAGTGTATCGGGTCTATATCCCGCCCACGTCAGTGGGCGGGTGCTCCGATAAAGGCAGAAAGTTTCGGTACGGAAAACAATGTCGGCGCGAAGCGCCGGCGCGATTTTTTTGAAAAATTGGCTTTTTTCAGTTTTCTAAAAAAATGCTATCACTTGACAGGTTAAAGACTGCATACAAAGCATGAGTATCGCCCTATAATATACCTTATACCAGTTAGATGGAGGTACGATAATATGGCGACAACCAAACGAGTGTTTACCCTACGTCTGACTGATGACGTGTTTGATAAGATTGGTGCGCTTGCGGCGAGTGAACACCGATCTATGACAAATTACATCGAATATGTCTTAATCAAGCACTTGGAGCAAATCGAACAGGAGCATGGGGGGATAGATACTAAAAAAGCAGTAGAAGAGGAGAAAAACAGTGTCGGTACTTAAAGCAAAGCGTACCACAAGCAAGGCA